ACAACGTTGATGATGCGGTTCTGTGCCCAACCCCCACCAAGAGCTAGGTCAAGGATGAAACAGCCAGTAGAAAAGAAATCAATCCCACGGTCATTCTCGAAGTATAGCCCGATTGGCTTCTCCCCCGTTTCCGGGGGAGTGATAGTTTTCTTTTTTGCCATGACTTACTTCTTCAGTTTGGCAAAGCGTTCACGCAGGACATCAGCCGCCGACTTCTCAGTTATAGTTACTGGAACAATATCTGAGGGTGTGACTACTCCCAACTTCACGATAATGGCCTTATACAACGCCTCCTCATCTGTGAGGGTGCTAAAGTCCAAGCCCAAGGCGTCGGCCAAACTCGCGGCATCGTCAAATGACAACGCACGGACTTCAACTTCACTGGTTGGATAGCCTTCTTCCACAGGAGTCGCTTGACCAATGACAGTGGCACCTTTGGCTGTAGCGACTATTACTGGACCAGTGCGCTCTGGTACATCCGCTGTGACATCCACGCGCTGGGTGCCCACCATCACATGTGTAGGCCGTGTATCCACCTTATCCTCAGCCGCTGAACCCAACAACTGCCGCTTAATGAAGTCGTAGTCGTAGAATTTCAGGATGCTGGAGATAGGCTTCGCCACGATGTAATCCACCCAGGTCTGCGAGATTTTGGAATCCGCGTGCAGGGGTGATGGTGTGCGCGCAATCTGCACGGAGGAGTAGCGGGTGCGGTCGCCCGTACCAGTGCGGGTAAACACATGGTCATAGCCTGCTGTTATGTCGTCCGGTGGGAAGTATTCACGGGTGAATTTGTCCATTGCCGCAGCGATGAAATCCCGATCCAGGTTGAAGGGCATGGCCCAGAACAACACCCCATCTTCCTGCTTGTCGCGGGAGATCAGGTAGGTGCCGATCCTGTGCTTCGGTTTCAGTTGCTGGCGTTCCTCGTCCGTGGTGGCCTGTTCCAGCATCTCACAGATTGGGCAGCGGCCATCGTCGTGGTTATGTTTGGCACGGCAGAGGAAGGCGTCGTTGTCGGCCCCAACTCCGTAATGCAAAAACATATCCAGGCCCCAGTGTTCGGCGTTCTCCCAACTCGGGGGAAGAACACGCACACGATTGTCTCCATCTTTTCCTTTATAGAATTTGATGTCTTGGACAATGTATGAGTTGCGGCCACTGCTGGATTGAGCAGCGAGCGCAGCCATTTGTTCGTAGGACTTACGGTTGTATTGAAGTTTGGGCATGGCCGCAGATTTACTAGCAGCAGCGCCCGCTGGTTTGCGATAAGTAGGCATGATAATGACTCCGATTAAGGTTAAAAATTACTTAGGTTGTTGATGAGACTGTCGTGAGACTTCTCGAAGGTTCGAGTAGCCCCCCTCCCCGGCGTTCATAAAGTAGCCGGCGACAAAGAGGGTAACCAAATCATGCAATGCCTTGCCACGCATCTCGAAAGTTGCTTGTGCGTTTTGCCAAAAATCAGCCTCCCGCTTGGCGTTGAGATACAGAGTATTAGCCTGCATGACTTGAGGATTCGTAATAACGGCATCAGCCACACTCGATTCCGTTTGTTTAAATTGAAACTGACTTGGATTTTGCCTAATGAACAAGGAGGTTTGTGAGCATAACTGATCCAATGCCACCTTTGCCGCGTCCCGTTTCGAGATAGCGTCCGTTACACACTCAGAAACTGAATAATAGAGAGATGATTGCTCAATAAGGGCATCATCCAATGCGTTACGGTCAATTTTTACAGCTTGTTCAATTTGTGAGGCTTCTAATATCATTTAAACTCCCTAGAATCAAATGTCTTAAATTCCGTTTTCTCACCCCACGTTGTCCATGTACTCATTTCAACTGTCAGTGGAACCGTTAACCAATCGAAGCCGGGTTTGGCCATTACCTCTGCAATGAGGGGCATACTATCATTTAATTTGTTTGTTGGCAAGTACAGAGTTAGGTCATCGTGCAAATCAATTACTGGTGCCAGATATGGCATGTCCAATTCCAATGCCAGATTTGCTAATGAAATCATGGACTTGAGTGTGATGTCGTGGGCGGTGCCCTGGATGGGGCTATTTATGATCTCGTTGGGCTTCATCGGACCATGCCGGCGCCGGCCCGTTAGTGTCTCTACATACCCCTTCGCAACATAGTCTTTTAAGAGCTTGATTTGCCACGCTTTTGTGGCGCGGAACCTATGCCAGAAGTCGTTGAACGGTTCCTCAAGCACGGATGGCTTGATGTTGAGGTACATAGCCACAGCTTCGAGACTGGCACCATAGAAGGCCGGGAACACCCACATGTTTTTTACATCGGAGCGCAGAGCCTTCCAGTCGCCCTTGTATCTATCCAGTAGTGATGGCTGGGCCTCCACAAGATTCTTGGCTTCGGCCATGTGGATGTCCATGCCATCGTACAGGGCTTTGATAAAGTATGGGTCCTGTGCGGCAACGGCGATAATGCGGGCTTCGATCTGTCCATAGTCCCCACTGACTCCGATGTAACCCTGGGGCACAGTGATGACGTTGCGTATCTCCTGATGTTCGCGTTTGGGGAAGTTTTGGATGTTGGGTTCGGTAGAACTAAGTCGCCCTGTACCCGTGACATACGGGTTCATGTTGGTGTGGATGCGGTCATCGTCATGCACCGCCTCACGATTTAGGATTGGGTCAATGTAAGTAGATAACAGTTTCCGATACTCACGCCACTTCAACAACAACTTAGCCATTGGGTGCTTTTCCTGGCTCAGATGTTCTTCATCGGTACTCTCAAGGAAGATGCCTTGATCTGCAAAAAACGCTGTAACCTGTTGCCATGACCCGATGTTGAATTGATCCTTGTCTTTGCCCAGGCCATTGGGTTTGTCGTTCACCTGCATAAATTTCTGCACATCCTCACGCTTGGCAATCTTGGCTTCAATCTTCAATATCGCAGCGTTCAACAGCTCATGTTGTTTGAATACCTCCGGCCAATTAACTACCAACCCCTGACGCTGCATCATCACAATCCCCGGCAGCGCACTTATCAGCAGCTCATATATATCCAACTGCCCCTCACCCTCTAACATCCTCTCCATAAAATGTCTGATTTTGGCTGTGTATTTCGCATCTAAGGCATTGTATTTTAAGACATTTTCCGGGTCCTTAGCCCACTCCTCTGTCATGTGTTTGGTGTCAATATCAGATAGGGTTTTGATATTGACGCCCAAGTACAGCAGCGTCAGCGCACCCAGGTCCAGCACGCCCTGGCGTTCGTCAAGGATGTAGGCTTGCGCCATCGTGTCGTCCCAGTGGCACTTCAATACATCGTTACCTAAGAAGTAGCTCAGCCATTCCATCTCAAATTTCGCGTGGTGTGCATTGAAACGCCGCTTACAATCCTCAAAGAGCTTTGAAAGTTTTGGGGTAAAAGGAAAAGCCACGGTTTGTGAGCCATCAAAATTACTCAGGGCAATTGTTAAGATTTTTGCATCTTTCACATACGGGCGCAGGCCCGTGGTTTCAATGTCAATGGTAATGTAGGGCCAGCCCCGCACAGTTTCCAATAACCCGTCAATGTCGGTGTCAGTTTGGCTGTAGCGGATGCCGTCATAGTAGTGTTCGGATTTTTCATAATAGTCTAGCGGGTCTTTTTGCCACACCTCTAGGTCATAAAGTGCGCGCTGAATATCATAATCAAAGACGCGGATGGTGTCACGGCTGAGATCGGCATTGCCCCCGGACTGGCGCACCAAGTATGACGGGTGCAGCATTGGGTAGTACCAGCACACATGCTCACCAAATCTTACTGGAAACTTGCGCCCACGCCAGCGTGTGATGTTAGTTTCACCTGATGCCCAAGTTAGAGGTACACCACCAAATCCCCAAATCATAAATGGTTTGGTGCGTTCAATGTCAGCCTCCTGTAGCGGCGTGCAACAATGTGTCTCCAAAATCTGCGGCGGGCGGTTGCCCGGGGGCCGGCAACGGATGGTGTTGTTCCAACGTATATGTTCCAGCATCTCCGAGGGCAAAAACTTGCGCAGGAATTGGCCGGAGCGCCCACTAAACTGCACACCCGTTTCATCTTCTTGCTGCCCTGGGGTCTCACCCAGAATGTAGATCAGGGGGGTATCCGACCCCGTGGGGGGCATTTTTGGATGCTGTAGCGTCCCCAGCGTATCCAAGGTGCAGTTTTTGCATACGGGCGTAGGTAAGTCTATGATTTTGCTGGTGTTTTTCACGATGCCGTCACCTCTGGTTGTGGGGTGACCAACATCTTCATAATCTCCCCCAGAAATTTTATGACCCCAGCCATATCCAGGTCCCCCGGGTCCTTTACCGGGCCGTTCATATCCACTTGTGCCACTCTAGGATGGAACGCTGCGATTTCACCAGCTACCTGCATGGCCTGGGCTTTAGCATCGGCATCCAACAGCACTATAAACATGGGGTACTTGCTTACAAGACGCGCTAATAACGTCGCCTGCGGTATACTCATAGAGTTACCAAACAAACACGTTGCCCTGATCTTGAGGTTGCGTCCGTAGTAATTGATTTTCATGGCGTCGAGTGGGCCTTCACAAATTATCAACGCACGGCCTTCGTTCATGGCGAGTTGATCGTAGTCCAGCAACATGCTTTTGATATTGTAAACCGCACGCGGCCTTGACCCCTCCTCATGTGAGAGGGTCTTGTAACGTAACGAACAGACTTCTTCTTTCAGAATCGTGCGTCCGGTCCAGCTCATGGGCTGACCTTGGAAGTAGATGGGGATGATGAGCCGCATCCCCCACTCACCGATGGTGCAGTAGCGGAGCTTGTAATACGCAGCTAGATCGGCGATGTGGCCGGTGGGGAAGTTGCGGCGCTCTAGGTACTGCCAGAACATGCCACCGAAATGCTGTGACGTTAGTGGTAAGAAATAGTTAGGGATAACCAGTGCCGGGGCTGAGGCCACCGTTAGCTTTGGTGCCACATACGCGGGCCGCCGCTCACCATACTTAACCAATTCTTTGGCTGCAGTCGCGTTATCACATTTGAGAAAGGCTTGGATCAATGGAAATGGATTTATGCCACGGTGGTTGGCGTTGCGCCAGCATGAATACCCAGGTTTATCCACATCCAGACACAGCCCCAGATGCTCGGAGCGGTCGGAGTCACCACACCAGATGCAATGGGTATTGATCCAACCCTTAGTCGTGTGCGAGCCATCCTCAATGTAGGGGATGGCGTGAGCGTCCATAAAGTCCCTCCAAGAAAATCTAATCATCTACATAGTTCCTTCGTTTAGAGCCGTGTTTAGTTCGTTGCCACTCGCGCATGTAAATTCGCCAACAGGCTTTGCAACGGTGTCCTGAATAGCACCATTGGTCCGGCATTTTCCAATCACCGCAATGCTTACACTTTCGCATAACTCTCCAGGCTTCCATTCAAACGTTCTCCACACCCTGTTTGACGATGGCTTCAAATAAATCTTTACCTTCCTTGATAAACTGCAGGATGCGTTCGTCCCATGTGCCCTCCATTACAAGATCGTACATCCACACTGTTTTGGTTTGTCCGGGACGATAGCAGCGACATTCCGCCTGTTGGCGGATGATGCACGATACTGGGCTTTCAAAAAACACCACATAATTGGCCACTTGCAGATTCACGCCGGTTCCGCCACTCACGGAATTGGCCACTAAAATTTTCACTGAGGGATTGTTAAGAAACTCGTCAAGCACTTTCCCAGGCTCTCTAGTGCCACCATAAAGCCGCACATACTTGACCTTTTCCTCCGTAAGCATGTCAGAGATAACTTTGCCGGTATAGATGAAGTCATGGAATACCACCATCTTGGAATCTTCCGGTAATTCATCTATCAACTCCCGCAGCGCCTCAAGTTTGGGGTTGAACCCAAATGATATATCAATTTTTGTTTCATCATCAACATCTTTCAGGCGGATGAACCCGCTGGCAATCTGGCGCATCCGCATAAACACATTCTTCAACGCAATGTAGTCACCGCTACGGATTGCCTTAGCTTCCTCAAGGGCGCGGTTGAAGTGCATACGCATATCTTTGGGTGGCTCAAGAGGCATGGCGGTGTAAACCAATTTAGGCATGCTCACCGCACATTCTTCCATTGAGTAGAGGATGGCTTTGTTCTGAATCAGGCGATTCAGGTCCCCTTTCATACGCTGCCGAAACACATACTTGAAGCCGATGCCATAGGGGGTCTGTTCCTTGCGGAAAAACACATCTCTGAACAGTGAATACTTAAAGCCTAAGCTCTCACCACGATCCGTGAGATAAAATTGTGACCACAGCAGCATCGGGTCACGCCCGAACGGTGTGCCGGTCATACCGTAACGGAACGGAATCACCTTCGACAGTTCTGAACACAGTTTGTAGGTGAGGGTGCGGACATTGCCGAGTTTGTGAGATTCATCATAGACGACACAATCAAACATTGAGGCAACGGCGTTGCACATCATCACATCCGCGATCCTTTTCTTTTTCTCCAGGCGTGTCATCACCGACTGCAGGCCGGCATAATTCAAAACCCAGATATCGGCATCTTCTTTCAGTTGGGTTTGACGTTTGATACGGCTGTTGTCATTCATCTTCACTACCCTAAGCTCAGATGCATGTTTGATGATTTCAGCGGCCCAAGAGGTGATGTTGACAACATTAGGTACCAGTACCAGCGTGCGTTTGATTTGCCCCTGGCGCATACGTTCACGAATGATGTTGAGAGCGATTGCCGATTTGCCTGAACCCATTTTTAAAAAAAACAGAAAGCCGGGGTTCTGTAACCCCAAATACACACAGGCAAGCTGATGGTCCCAAGGTTTGGGTACGATCATTCCCGAATTGGGTATGCGGGCTTCGAGCAAGGGACGGGCCAGTTTCTTGACGTAGTTGTGATCCTTCACCGGACGCTGTAGATAACGCACAGCAAAATTCGCGGCAACATCGGTGGACAGGCCATCGGCGGCAGCACGCAAACGAGTGGTGAAACTTTGGCTCCTCATTTCATCCTCCTAGTTGGACTTTGGCACCCCGTAGGCACTCCTTATAATCGGGGGGAACCCTGACTGAATCTATTACGAATTGACCGATTGCATAATTCTGAACAACTAAAATCTCAAATTTGTCTGCATCATTCCTACCGTCGCTCACTAAAAGGCGCGCAATCCCCAGGTCATGCTCGGACTCGGTTTGGTTGAAGATCAGTGTCACATCCGCTGTTGCAATCTTCGACCAGTCACCAGATACCGCTGTATCCTTCGCCGTGCTGACTTTGGAGCCCTCACGATTGGTTTGGGTGGCGGTCACCATCATCATGTTCCGTTCCACCGCGAGGCCGCGTAACTGACCCCACAGTTCCCCCAGTTCCGTCCATCTTGGTTCCTTACCCGGGAGAGCCATCAAATCACCGTAGTCGAGTATTATAACATCAGGTATATATTTAGTCGAGCCCTCCAATACGTCCAAATATGCTTTAAGTCGTTGAAAACTAAGGCTTTTTGTCGGAAATTCTTTTATTAACAATCTATGACCGATGCGGGCCTGCTTAATGCGGTCCACGGCTAAGTCTTTGATTTCATTGAGAATTGGCCTATCAGACATGGGCTGGCGTTCGATGTTAGTGAGCCTGTCCAGCTCATCCACCTGCAGCTCCACGGTATAGAGCCCGCTCTGACGCCGCTTCAGGGACGCTGTATGGCCCTGTACGACGCGCTGCAGCACCCGGGACTCACTCATCTCCAGGGTGACATACAGCACCTTAAATCGCTGTAGGATGGCTTGGCGGGCAATGTGGATAAGGCACCAGCTCTTACCCGCCTTCGCCGGCCCCACGATCTGCCACATCTCTTTGCGGTGTGGCACCTGTCTGGGCTCGTCTAAGGCGGGGATGCCGAGCAACACACAGTCACCTTCTTGCTCACTGAGGTCTAAGTCTTTGTATTCATTGAGAAAAACGCCGGGTTTGAACACCGAAAACCGGGACCGTTGGACCTCAGCCAGTATGGATTCAACTTCATCAACTTGGCCGGCCTGAAGATACTCTAAACCTTCTGTAAGGGCTTTAGAGAGCCGTTTGTACTTAACCCATTCCTCTAGGCTGCTCAGAACGTAATCGTGGTTTATACCGGATTCTACCGCGCTACGCAGGTTATTTAGGATGGTTCTGGCCAGCTCCTGCTCGGCATCCGAGAACCCAGCCAACAAATCTTCGTCATGGGCCTTTGGGGCTTGTCCATATGTGTCTAAGAACGCAAACGCAAGCTCGGCAAACCTGCGTTGCAGTGACGACTCCAGCCATTCAGGATCAAGCACGGCACGGATGAGTTTGGCGTTTTCATCATCATGTACAAGTAAAGCCAGAACCAGCTCTGTAAGCCGTGGTACGTTCATTTTTGTTTAATAGGGCTGACCGGGAGGAGAAGGTGCCTGTTACCTGCGGAACAAAGGAGAGGATAAGCCTTTGCGATCCGCACCCGGTCAGCTTTTCGTTAGCGCCGGCAGAGGATGCCGGTCACGCGATAGTGTGGGAACTCACTCTCTAAGACATTCTCCAAGTTGTCAACATACCGTGATAGTGATGTCCAAGTCAGGGGCGCGTCATCATGCTTCATTGCATTAACTAAGGCCAGCGCCACACGCTGGATGTAGCGAGCGATGTCGTGGTGATTCTGCAGTAGGCCGACCCCACGCATCTGCGCATACATGCGCCGAGCTACCCCCCGGCGCATAGGCATAACCGCGCCGGTCCCAAAACGGGACTCTAGTTCTTGACGGAGGATGATGTGGTAATTAGAGTCAGTGGTGTCAGCAGGGCGGAGATGGTTCGCTAGCAAAGAAACATCACGCAGTTGCGTGGGATTGAAGTCTGAAAGTGAGGTTTTTACTTGGTCAAATGTCATGGGTGTTTTCCTTTGCGAGTTGTCCAGCATACCCCCCGCAGCCCAGGAATCAAGCAGGCTGTAGGGGTTTTTGAGCTAAGTCTTTGATTCCTAACGGAATCTTTTTTACTCCCAGTGCCCGTGATGGATGAAGCCGGCAGACTACAGGAATTTGTTTATATTGTCAACTGATTACCCCGGGCAGGAAAAAAGTCAATGAAATCAACAATGTTTGACAGAATTGCCCCACTTGGGAAAACTACAGGCTCTTTCTTGCTTTTTGCTTTTTCGTTCTCTGCCTTGAGCCAAAGGAAATCAATGGCAACATGGGGCAGCTCACTCATAGACAGATTCTATGGGGAGGGGGGTCTTGGTTTTTCACTTTTCATTCTTTCTGGAATGATATTTTTTAGATTAGACTAACTTTTAACTGAGTTTAGCTTTTACTTTAACAAAACCATAACAAGGAGTAGTCATGGACAAAGTGTATGTTTACTTTATTCAAAAAGGGAGAGGTAACTTTAAAATTGGGGTATCTAAAGACCCTGAGACGCGATTGCGTGAGCTTCAAACCGCCAATTCAGGTGAATTGCATATCATCGCCAAAATAGTCTGTGATTCACGGATGCAGGCTTTGGACACAGAACATTATTTACATACAAAATTGGCTCCATTCAGATTAAAAGGTGAATGGTTCAAACGGGGTGTTTTATTTATGTTCAAATACAGAGCTATCTTGTTCCCCCACAGGTTTTCTAGTGGTGGGTATAATATAGACTGTATAGCTCCACAACTTCCATTAGATAAAGCTAGAAAAATTATCAAATTTAGACCGAAGATGCTTGGCATAAAATGGAAGAGGTTCAACCACATACAAAGGGAGTATTCTGGTAAGTTAGCTCCCATCCAGCCTGTTTTATCTTGAGGAGAAACCGAATTAAGTTCTGTTCCATGTCGGACCACAACCTATAGTGGGTATTTGTCAAAGTCCGCCTAAATGTCCGGTTTGTCACACTCCCGATAACTGGCCATTTTATCCAGCCT